GATTTGCGTGGGTTCATACAGAGGAGACATTGTGGGTTGCCGCAATTTAGTGCCGAATGTTTGGCAAGGTAATGTTCTTCACCTTGCTTGATCGGTATACCATATGCCTTGGCAATCTTTACCTGCTTTTTAACGTGATTCTCTTTTTGTTGAATACGTTTAGAATGTTTAACTTTTGATAACTCGTCCATATGCACTCCTTTGTCTAACAATTATACATCGGACAATCAATGAATGCAATGGCTCCACAACATGATTGCCGCAAACGAAAAACCCACCTCAATGGGTGGGTTAGTCTAGGTTTACTACAAAATTAATGAATTGTACCGCTTCATCTTCTACACTAAAAAATCTAATGTATGACCTAAGGGTCAGTGTACAATATATGGACACCATAATTGTATCATCATCATGTATGGAGAATTTGATACTCCAGTTGTTTCTTGTTACAGAATGCCACGATTTGGTTTTTAATGCCGCATCACGGAACAGACTAGTAAACTCGCTTTTGGATGTTTTTTTATGCATAGTACCTCAACTATTATGGTATATGTATAACCACAAATAATTGAGGTTTGCGTTACATCAAGATCCTATGTGTCTATTCAAATGACGGCGAGCAATTGCTTTTTTAATTTCAACAATTGTCTCTACTATTTTCCATAAGAATTTCATATTAGTCCTCTACGCATCAGGTTGTCCATTCTGGCCTGTAAATCTTTGTGGTCTACAGAATCTTTCAAATACATTTCAACTTCATCTTGGTATGATGGTTTGAATGCCTTATGTACCCAACTCCAAAAATCACTCATCTTCGGCACATCAACACCAGCAAAGGCGTCAAGTGGTCTATTCATTTTGTTAGACCTTTTTTGTATAGGTTAGTGGCTTCTTCGCTAACGTATGCGGTAACTTCTTCGTTAGACTTTACGATTTGTTTTGTGAATGTTGTTTGTGCATCAACGAATGCCAACAATGGTTTACGAACCTTCTCATCGGTAATAAAACTATTAACGAAAAACTTTTTAGAATTTTGAACTGCATCAATGAATGTGTTATATGCAAACATGGGTATCTCCTTAGACGATTAAATTAATGAGGCCTATTTCAAGCACCTCATTAATATATATGTGCGGTCGCAACAAAAACTAGTGTTTCTACTAGGTTTTATTAGTGTGCCATGTCTAAGTGTGTAAAGACTTTCTTTTTTTTGATTCTTTAGTGCAATCCGGCGACCTACATCTATTTATAGTTAATCTTCTTGCAAATCCTCATATTTCATAGTAGCGACAATCCAATCTTTGACTAGACTACTTCTGACTATATCATTCACTGTGAATTCTATGCGTGTGTGTGAACTCATCAAAGAAGCAATTTCTAAAAATCTACTCAATCCGGACATATCATTTTTTTTCTTATTCAGGTCGGTCTGTCTATAGTCACCACAGAAAATAATTTTAGAACGGTAACCGACACGGGTCATACAGGTGTGTATTTCTTCCCATGTCAAATTTTGACATTCATCAACTATGATAATTCCATCGTCCCAAGTCATACCCCTAATAAAACTCGTACTGATGAATTCTATGTGGCCTTGTTCTTCCAATCTATCCCATGCGTCTTTGCGACCAAATAAGGTTTCACAAATTTGCCTGTATGGTTGTTGGTAAATCTCCATCTTTTCATTTACATCACCTGGTAAATGACCAATCTCACGTGATTGCACGGCAGAGCGCACCACGATTATCTTATTGAATGGGTTACTCTTATCGAGCACCTCTTCTATTGCCTTGTACAAAGCACAAAAGGTTTTACCTGTACCTGCTACACCATGTAGTGCAACAAAATAATCTCCTCTTTTATATGCATCAAAGAATAGTCTTTGATTCTCCGTTAGTGGATCGAATGTTTGCAAGTCATCGATTTTCACTCTTAAAGAATTACTGCGTGGTTTGGTATCCGCTGAATCAGACACCATGATTTTGGTATTTGCTTTTCTAGCCATTCTTGGTTTTCTCTCTTTACGGTAATTATTAGGCAATGATGTGTGAAAGTTGATGTTTGGCCTCTCCTTCTTTATAAGTATTGGTGTTGCTTTTCAGATGAGCTTTACGAATCTTACATGTGACCCAATCATTATAGTATTCAGGCGTAAGCAAACACCCTCGTACAAATATTTCATAAGTCTCATAGTAACTGCACTCTGTACGATTCTTACAGAAATACAAAATCTCACGATGGAAACTGTCTGCTCCCATAGTGGCCACATCTTCAATGATTGTTTTGTTTGAACCAAAATAGTTTTGCCAACCTGAATTGACACGGGTTTTCTTTTTCTTCCCGTTAACTTGCCTTGTTGCGGCTTTGGTGAAATACTTCCGGCCAATGTACTTGCGACCGGTTACTTTGTTTGTGATACAGTAGACGTAACCATATTGACCTTCAATCATTTGGTCGGTCACCTCTACTCCATTATAAAACCATGACATTTATTCTTCTTCAGCATCAGGGTCGATAAAATCATCTTCCTCTAAAGCTATATATTCGCCACAGAAGGGACAGTGCATTGGATCACTCTCACACTCTGTCTCATCATATTGAATTGCAAAATCTGAACCACACGATTCACATTCGTGATTTACTATTAACATAAGTTACCTCCATATACTATTACTTGAGTATATAGACAACAAAGGATGTTAATGTTATTCGTTCATTCTCCATTTGTTTTCTGGCAGGCCATAGTCCCACTTTGGATCCATCTCAACATTCCATCTAGTGGTAGCGACATTGAAATCTGGTATCTTCATCTTTTTAGGATTGGATGCTGGTTCTAATATCACCACACGATTGTTTGGCTGTGCAGCGAACTGACCATTGTCGCATTTGATAAAGTTGAAAGATTTGTGATCTTCAACGTCTTCACTATGACCACAATCTATAATGTTAAAATCTGGATGTGCAGAATCAACAGTGAAAAGGTATTCACCTTCCAACCAAGACCCATCTTTCATCTTAATCTTACATCTCATATTTGATATCATTGCTTTTCTTATTACAGTAATATCATAAGACATGCTGTTCCATAATTGTAGAAAATCTAAAGGGTATGGTTCACCTTCTATAGGTTTCCAACAAAATGCATGTAATGGCAGTTTGTCATACAATGCACCATATTCATTTAAGTATGCTTCAATACGAAACGCTTGACTACGCTGAGACTTCAATGATATCCACCAACATGGTTCAAGTTCTCCGTGACCCTTTTCAAAGTCATAGAGAAACTCTCTGCGAACAAAACATTTTACTGGTGGTAGATTTGCCACTAAAAAACTCATTTAATCTTTTCCATCCTTATTGTTGCACCCATCCCATGCTATTAAACCAACAGTAATAGCTATTACTGAGATAAAAATAATGAGGTCGAGGTTCATGTTGTGGCCTTACTCCACACCTCATCCCATGAACCAGATAAGGCACCTTTGGCATAGTCTGTGGCACGATTCTCAAAGAAATTGGTGTGTGTTGGTGCATTAATCATTTCTTCAACCCATGGTAGTGGATTGCGTTTAACTTTGAATATGCCTTTCATACCAAGACCAATCAATCTGCGGTCAGCAATGTAACGAATGTATTTCTTCAATTCATCCGATGTTAGACCTTCCATAGCATTGAAACCAAACGCTAGGTCAATGAATTTATCTTCCAGTTCAACCATGCGTTCAGCAATGGTGTAAATGGATGATTTCAACTCATCATTCCAAATCTCTTGGTTCTCTGAAATGTATGTCTTAAACAATCTCATCATGTTCTCAGCGTGCATTGTTTCATCAACAATAGACCAAGTAACAATCTGTCCCATGCCTTTCATCTTACCAGTGCGTGGGAAGTTTAACAACATAACAAAAGATGAGAACAACTGCATACCTTCAGTGAAGGCACTGAACACGGCGATATGGCGAGCAGTGTTCTCTTTTGTACCATTCTTACCAGAAATGTCCATCACATAGTCGTGCTTGTCTTTCATTTCTTGATAAGCCATGAATTCATTGTACATTGTTTCAGGCAGGCCTAGTGTTTCAATCAGGTGTGAGTATGCGGCAATGTGTAATGCTTCACGTGCTGCAAAACCCAACAACATCATGCGAACTTCTGGTTGAGGGAAATATGGTAGATAGTTGTTTACATAACCACCTGCAACGTCAATGTCACCTTGTGTAAAGAAACGAAAAATGTTTGTGAGAAAATGTTTTTCTTCAGCTGATAACTTATTCTTCCAATCTTTCACATCTTCATGCATTGGCACCTCTGTATGCAACCAATGTGATTGTTCGTGTTTTAACCATGCATCATATGCCCATGGGTAATTAAAGGGTTTAAATGAACTGCGTTCGTCCGTCAGTCGGCTGGGATTTTTCTTAACCATTGATCCATTCTTTCACAAGTTCTTCTGATTTTACACCAATCATCTTCTTAAGTACAGTACCATCCTCAATCATTACCAGTGTTGGTACTGAACGAATGCCAAATTCAATTGCAACATCTGATTGTGCATCAATATCAACAACCTCAATTGGGTATGGTGAATCTACATTGTTTAGAATCATTGCCATTGCTTTACATGGTTGGCACCATGAAGCGGTAAATCTAATAATCTTTTTCATTTGTTGCACCAGCTTTGTTTTGCTTCACCGTAATATTCACGTGCGAAACCATTTTGAATTAACATCGCTCTGAGACTCTTACCATCTAACAGAACATCACCAAGAACACGACCACCATACTTGTCCCAATCCATCAATGCAACTTGTCTTTTTTGTGCGGCATTGATTTGTGCTTTGGTGAATGCTG